AGTAGTAACCGTGATAAGATCATTGCGCTCCGCATTCGTGATGAAGCGATGAGCGAATTTCCGCCTAACGATAAATTAGAGGCTGTTATTAACAGCGAGTTACCTTACTTAGCTAAGTATTTGATGGAGCTTAATGTCTCCCCTAAAGTTGAAGGAACTGGACGTTTTGGGGTGAAGAGCTTTATTGACCCATCAATCGCAGACGCCGCTTATGATAACAGCTATCGTTCAGCTATAGCAGAACTGGTTGAGTTCTTCACCAAGCGGTGTCGCGAGATTAACGCCGACATGAAAGAGTGGAAAGGGACGCTTACTGAGTTCCAAGTTTCGCTACATGACTTCAACAATGGTCGAAGTGTGGGTATGTCAAACAACCTAGAATTCGTCCGTCGAGGAATGTGTACACTAGAAGATGCTGGTCGGGTCAACAACAAGATACGACCTGTGATGTCTCAAGGACAGGGCGGTGGCAAATTGTGGAGCATTGACCTCAGTGAGAATTACGATATAGGTTATGCAGCGGATGACAAACGAGGACATTCAGATAAAGAGGCAGGAGCTTTGCGGTGAATTCTGGTTAGACCTACGTGAAGCAATAGAGGCTGTAGGAGGAGACTCATCTACTATAGACCTCTATGCGGATGCCCCGCTGAGTGAGTTTATTGAACTCGTCGCGCCAAACGGAATAAGGCCCGTCTTTAAAAAGACGGGTCATATTCACCACAAAAAACTACCGCCGGAGGAAGAATGACTCGAAAGCGTCAGGACGACGGGTCTTCTTAATCTCGATGTTGTATCCGTCAGCCTTGAATCGGAACCCGTCTTTGTCGTGAGTCCCCCTCTTGTTGAATCGTTTTTTGTGGATGATCGTCTTCTTGGGAGTCCAACCACAGAGCCATACCTTCCGCAGACCTTTGTGGACCCGCATGAAGAAGTATACGTCGGCCTCAAACTTACTGAACTTGGTGCTGACTACCGAGGCGTTGTAGTCCAGCTTAGGAGGGGTATTGCAGCTCTTGGCCTTAACGTCAACCTTGAGACCTTTGTATTCGTAGTCGTGGGTAAAAGACTGGTCCCCGACGTAGTCGAACTGCTTGAAGGTATTCTCGAAAGCGACCTCACCTAAGAAGCCGGTCATGTTGCCTTTGCCGTTCGTGAACGATGTCCTCAACTCTCCTAACGCATCAGATCTTCGACACGCTTCTGCGACATCTTCTGGCGTAGGTTTGTAGAGTATGAAACGACTCATTATTTGCGCTTACGCGCTTTCTTCAGGAGCCTTTTTTTGCTCCTGTACCTCGCGGTCTTCTCCGCGATCTTCTTAGGTTGCTTGACGTATTGCTTACCTTTTCGCATACCTTTACGCTTCTTACGGCTGGTTCGGGCATACTCTTCGTCAGTCAAAGCCTCACGCGCAGCCTTTGGCAAATACCGCTCGCCCGTTTTAAGCGACGGCTTACCAGACTTGGTTCCCCACTTTTCTCTCGTCCAGTTGTCCAGAGATTTCTGTGGAGCTTTCTTAGGCATTGTAACCAGATTGAGGTTTAGACCGTTTACGGATAATCTTGTTGACCTTCTTCTTGGTAGACGGCTTAGTGTGGCTATATCCTTTTTTAGACATTGCTAAATGTTGTTCATAGGTTTCAGCCATAAAACCTTTACCATTCTTGTCATACATCATGTGTGGTTTGAAGTCTTGTTTTTTCATTAGTTTCGGTAGCCTCCTCCGGCTTTTTTGTATCTTGCTGCTAGCAGTTGTGCTTTTCGTGCGGACCATTGACCTGCTTTACCACCTTTGGTCCCCGCTTTGATTGCTCTAAATAGACGCTTCCTCATCTCAGGCTTCGTATAGTTGCCTGCCTCGTTCACTCTAGATTTGCTTTTCTTTTTCATTTCCCCCTTATCACCTTTACGCCCGACTTCTCTTTCATCCCTTGTTTGAACAAGGCCGTCTCTTGATTACGCCTTTTAACTAGGCCAGCGTTCTTCTTCTTTACGCCATCAACCGTGACGTTATGGTAGAGAGGCATCATCTTAGCGATCTCAGCGTCGCTTCGGGTCCCGCCTGCGGTCAACTCACCTATATTACCTATGTTATATCGGAAGCTGATTAGAGCGTTGATCTGGTTTGGCGTCCAGTTGTAACCTTTCTCTTTCGCAAAATCTGTGATTACTTTCCTGTTTTTATTGATTTCTTCAATAGCCCTTTTCCTAGCAGTAGGCTCATCGATCTCTTTCTCTCCTTCAAGGGCTTTAGTCCCATATCCGATACTCGTCTGCTTAAAGTCAGGGTAAGGTTTGGGAGAAAACTTTTCGTGGGCTAAGATCGCATTTAAGGCTGAAGGTTCGGCTTTACTAGGCTGCTTACCAATAGCTAATACTTTCTTCTCGACTGCGTCTTTAAATTCTTCTGGCATTGTTTTGTTCTGTTTAAGTTAATCTGTTCATTACGGGATCTGAAAATGATTCTCTGTCGTTGGTGACAAACATCGGGGCTAGTTCACTGATAAACTTTAAGACTTCTTCGCCTTTCTTCCCTTTTTCTTCTTTCCGCAAATAGGTTATCAACCGCTTACCTTCTTTTGAAAGGTAGCCGAAGTCTTCGTCTGACTTGATCAGGTTGTAGAGTTCTTCAGGCTCCGTGAGCCGTTCCCCAGTTTCTTTGAAATGCTCTCTTTGAAACTTGCCTAACGCTTGGAACAGTTCGCTCTTATTATCGAAGTAACTCCTTTTGAGTTCAGTTGATACAGGGTATTGAGTTTTTTCAGGGCGGTAGACGTGGTGTCCCATTTCATGTTCTATCCCTGACGCAATGATACCTTCCTTAACCTCGTCTAAAGTTGACCCTTTTGGGATCTTACCTTTCTCTACCATGTCCCCGAAATCTTCATATTCATTAAACCTCAAATTAATGAACCTTTTAAGAAGTCCGTCCGATTCAGATTTAGTCAGGTCTTTGTCGCCTAACTTATCTAAGTAGAAAGCGGCATTATGAAGATCTACGTCAGCCGCTCGAATCCCTCCCGTACTAACTTTCTTTTTAGATGGGGTATAAGAAGCTCCATACTTCGGGTCTACGTATGTTGGTATATCTTCATACATCCTCCCTTCGATGTCTTTCTCTTTAAGGTAATCCGATCGCTTCTTTTTACCTCTCCTATCCCTACTTCCCATTTCCCCCTCGGAGTAGTCTTTAGCTAATGCTAGTTCTTCTTTAAGTTGGTCCCCTCCTCCGTAGTAATCCTTAATAAATTCTGACGGTGACGACATAAAAGGACCAGCCTCAGAGTAGCCAGCTTTTTTAATCTGATCCAGAAGTTCTTTTTTAGATAGCTTTTTAGGCATCACTTTAGGCGTTTAAGGATTCGTTCGTAAGCGGGAAAGAAGACCTCGTCAATACAGCGGACACAGGCTTCTTCTTCAAAGTTCTCGCAGAACGAGATACCAGCGATGTGGAAGGCGGCGTGTAGCATTTCATGACGTAAGGTCGGGATGATTTCGTGTTCTGGTAGTTTGTTGTGTAACTGGATTATACGCTTCTCATGAAGATACTGACCGTAACAGTCCTCTAACTCAGCCTTCTGGATCTTGATCCTTTGGCCTGCAATCGTGACTGATTTTAGGGATTTCATGCCCTCTTCTTTTTGCTGCTAGCTCTGTTCTTCTTAATCGATAATATTCGGAGATTACGGTCTGAATTGTTCCGAGGGTTCCCGTCTTTGTGGTCTACATCTTTACCTTTTACAGCTCCTTCCCCTACTCTTTTAATTACTTTACGTCGGGCTAAGACTCTGCTCGATCTATTCTTCCTTTGTTTGGGGGTGCCATGATACTCATCGTATTCTTTACGATAGTCTCTTTTACGTCGTTTTTTGAGTATATCTGCTTTATTCATCAGTCCTTAAAGTATTTAACAATCGCCTGTGCGTATACGTCGGCCAGTAGTGAGTGCTTTGCGTCAAAGAGAACCCATTCCTTTGGGCAGCTACCGAAGAAAGGCTCGCAGATCACGGCTGGTGGGGGCACGCTCCTCAAGAACCCACCCCCGCGACCATCTGATTCAATCGGCTTGATTCCTCTGTCCGACTGCACCTTAAACGTCTCGGCGTGGGCTTCACGGAAACACTCAGCCAGACGGCGACCGTTGTTGCTGGTGTGGTAATATAAATATTCGTAGCCCTCTGCTTTCGAGCTTGAGTAGCTGTTGAAGTGCAGTTCGATTGCGATATCGCACTTCTCCTTTGCAACGCTTTCGCCCAACCAGTCCATCGCGCCGCTGTAGCTCTCCGACGGGTAGTCATCGAACACGACAGATTGGACTCCTTGGTGGCGCAGGTGGCTCTTCAGCAGGTCTGCGACCTTCTTG